AGTAATAAGAATAGTGATTACAGCAAGGTGAATGAACTCATAAAAGTCATTGAAACTGCTGCTAAAAAGATTTTAAAGAAGTAATTCTAAACAATAAAGTAATGAATATGGAAACAAAATTTAAAGTAGGTGATAGAGTAAGAATTTTAGATTGTCCGATTATGCCTAATATGGTAGGAAAAACGGGCATTATCAGACATAAGCAAGAGGATTTATATCGTGTAGAAGTCGATGGGAAAGTCATACCAGATTATGCTTTGGAAGCTGATTTAGAGTTGATGCCGACTAATCCTTTTGTGAATATTAACGAATAAAAAACAGATATGAAACAGACATTAGAACAAGCGGCTATAGAAGCTGTAGAAAATTGCTATGGAATGGATTACGATGGGAAAATACATGAAATGTATATTCTTAGGGAAGCATTTAAAGCTGGTGCAGAATGGAAAGAAAAGCAATCCCCATGGCATGAAGTCAGTGAGGAGCCGAAGAAAGGTGAGCATATATGTGTGCAAGTCGGTAGCGGGAACTTAACATCATGGTTTGCTACATCTAATATCAGAAAGGATTTTGAAGACTATAATGTTATCAGATGGGCGTATGTTTCTGATTTAATCAAACAATAAAATAGATATGGATGTAATAAAATCAGAATCAGCCAAGAATATATTAGCACGTTCATATGATGGAGGTCACATATGCTACGAGAATGCGGAAGCTGCTGTTGAAGTTGCTGAAAAGGAAATGATACAGAAAGCTACTGAAGCGTTCCGCCTTTTTGTGGAAGATCATTGTAGCGAATCAGGAAGAAAAGATATTGCGGCAGAGTCGGAGTACTACATAAAAGTATTTAAGGACTTGATAAATACTAATAAATGAATAATCGACAAGTATGCAGTGAATGTAAGCTGTTTGCCTATGAAGATTCATTCGGCAATGGATGGTGCGAATTCCATCAAAAGAAGGCTTTCTGTGAGAATGTGGCCTGTGAAGATGGAATAGAGATAATAGAGGGAAAGCTTTCCCTTGATACGGACGATGATAATAGTAACCTTTTAAAATGATACGACCAAAGCATTACAAGTATTTTCCCCGGTCCCAACCCGCCCAGCGAGAAAGGACTACATTAACCACTTCCGCCAAGAGAAGCCACTTGAAGGAATTTACTTCACCGGTTTCATGCGCGAAGTACTTGAAAAGCGATCCAGACGCAAGTCTGCAAACTATGCAGTAGTCTATGATGCCATTATGAAGCATATCGACCAATTTTCCGAGTTGTACGATTGCGACATTTTCACCAATTCGATTACTGAGGAATTTCTGGATGATTTCATAATTTATTTGGAGAACCAGAATTTGAGGCATAATACAATAGTAGGTTACATTCTAAAGATTCAATCTATGGTACGAAAAGCAAGCCAATACAATTACGCTGTTGATTCTACATTTGATGAAATTGATATGCGCCTGGAGGAAACTAACGCGGTATTCCTTTCAATGAATGAGATCACAAGGATCTATTATTATAAGTTCGAAAAACAAGATAAACGTAGAGCCAAGGAGCGTATTAGAGACTTGTTCGTTATTGGATGTCTTACAGCATTAAGGTACTCTGATTATTCTACACTTACTAAAGATAATTTTCAGAATGGTTATATTGTAAAGCGGACGAAGAAAACCAATGTAGACGTAAAGGTGCCGGCTCATGATTATGTGAAAGAAATTTTTGCGAAGTACAACGGAAATATACCAAGTGGACTTTGCATCCAGTACTTTAACAAATACCTAAAGGTAATCATGAAAGAAATAGGGCTGAATGACTTGATAACATTCTCCTATACTCAGGGAGGGAAACTTGTAACTGTTACCCGTGAGAAATGGGAACTGATCAGCAGTCATACAGCAAGAAGATCAGCAGCAACGAGTATGTACCTTACAGGTAGAATGAAGACCTTAGAGATAATGAAACTCACTGGCCACCGGACAGAACAAAACTTCTTCCGGTACATTCGCCTAACAGGAGAAGACACCGCACGTTCTATCAGTGGTGATATGTTTTTCAGAAAGTAATAACTAATAAAAAAATAAAGATGCAGAATAAAAGGGATAAGAAACGCAAAGGTCCGGTAGAAGAAAGTAAGCCGGACACAACAAAAAATATAGGAAACCTTGATGAAATCATTGCCAGTCAACGGGAAAGAGAAAAGAATCTCTATCCCGTCCGGGTGTCAGGTACAACAGTGATTTATGTCACAAAGAGTAAAGCTACCCGGCAGTATGCGGAAGAGTATAAACGTGATAAATTGATGAGGCTTAAACAATGAAGAAGAAAAGAATTTCAATTCGATTTGATGACCGTACATTAATGCTATTAGAAGAATTGTCCAATAAAACAAGTGTCAAAGTATCTGTAGTAGTCCGTTCATTAGTGATGAAGGGTATAAACGACATAGTGGACGATGCAGGAAATTTAAAACTTGATGAGAAACCGATACAAGAACAGTAACTATTATCCGGTTATTGCCGGAAACATAGCTCGCAATTATGATAAACTGCGGGCCTTATGCTTCCGGCAGGTAACTGGGTATTTTGATTCCCGTAGCCATGAAGATATCTTTCAGGATACAGTTCTGTACGTTATTCAAGATGAAGAATCCTTGAAATGTACTACTGATGAAGACCTGATAAGACATTTCCTTCATCGCTACCGGATGATAGAGTTTCAGACAATACGAGATGCCCAACAACTAAAGAAAATACCCTATGCCGACTATATACAAGCCAAAGAAGATACAACCGAAAGACAATAACCAATACAATACTGAACGACGGAAGATATACAATTCTGAACGCTGGCGCCGGTTGCGTGCGTGGAAATTTGCATGTAATCCACTGTGCGAACTATGCTTGAAAGAAAATAAAACAGTACCGGCTGAAGACATTCACCATATCATTTCCTTTATGAGCACGGATGATCCCCAGCAACGGTTATTCCTTGCCTATGATTATGACAACCTGATGAGTCTTTGTAAGCAATGCCATCAAAAGATACACAACAAACTATAAACTATCCAGGTGTTCCCTGAAATCCCGGTTCAATTCATACGTCAGGAAATAATAAAAGAATGTTGCCCGCATAGGTTTGGACAGTTCACGTTTGCCAGACATGATAAGGCTCAAAGAAGAACGATCAATAGCTAATTGCTTTATTAGATCATTCCTCTTTATGCCAAACTCCTGCATCTTACTTTCTATCCATTCAACCGTAATATCATCTACATTCAAAGAATATGCCACCGGGATAATCTTTGCATCCGGATACAATTCTTTCCCCCGTTCAATGAGTTGCTTTTGGTTCAGTATATACCCGTTTATCAGTCTCGCCTGAGTGACTTTTACCGTACCGTCTTCCAATGGTTCAATATCTATCCCCATTCTTCTGTAACCATTAATAAATTCTTTTTCCATACTTTTTCTATTTTAGGAAAGAAAGAAAAAGCAAGGGGCGAACCCCTTACTTAATTCTAATCTCTTTTACGTTTGTCATATCGTAGATTGCAAGTTGATTGTTTTCCCTTGCGAACTCTATCGCCTTGTCAATCTCCGAGTTTTTAAAGACTTTTACGCTATCGAAGTAGTAACGTTCGCTTTCGGTGTCGAACCATCCGCCAACCGTTTTACTATGTTCTAAAGCATGATTAATAACTCCGTTTAAACTCTCTTTTCCGAAACTGTTTTGCGTTTCTTGATACGCTACTGAAATTCCGTACTTAACAGGTTTCATTGTCTCAATGTTAAGAGTAAAACCATCGGGATTGATTAGTGAGTATTCCCAAACTCCATCGATTAATTGTTTCATAATGTCAAATGATTTAAAGCCCCTTGCTTTAACTGTCACAAAGATAATGCATTAATTTGCTTTACGCAAACTTTTAAATGGATATTATTTGCTTTACGCAAACAAATAGGGAAATCCCTATATTGCCTTTTCCGTGGAACAAAGTGTTAAAATTCCGTGGAACATCAGGGAGGGGATAGGGGTATTTTTTTTCAGGGTTTCGACTTCCGAAACCTCGCCCCACCCTTCTTCACACACACGGCACTTTTTCAAATTTTGAATTTGTTAATTTATTAACACTGTTTCTGTCCGACAAAAAAATGGTTAGTCAGAAAAATCTAATCAATATGGTAAAGTTTAATATGCCCGATGGATTATCGGATGAAACGCAAAAATTTATGCGGGATGTAGTCAAGGAACTAAATAAAAGAAAGATTATACAAAGCATTGATCTGGGAGCACTCCGAATGCTCGCTACCAGTTACGAGATGTACTTACAGGCTACGGATATTTTGCTTGCTGATGGCCCTGTTGTTATGATTAAATATGAAAGGGCTGCCAATCCCGCACAGAATATTGCTACTAAAAATTATGCCCAAGTCATGAAGATCATGACAGAATATGGCCTGACCATTAAAAGCCGGGGAAATATCAAGGAAATGAAATCAGATAAGGAAGAAGAATCTCCATTGGACAAGTTTATCAAAAAGGCTCCGGGAAAAAAGAGATGAAAGGCTATTATCAATATGCTGCTGATGTACGCGACGGTAAAGTGGTAGTAGGTGAATTCATTAAGCTGGCCGTAGAACGTTTCTATTCCTTATTTGACCGTGATGATATCGAATTCCGTGAAGAATGTGCAGATTACGCTATTGAATTTATTGCCTTACTCCGCCATTATACGGGACGCCATGCCGGTATGTCTTTCGAATTATTACCATGGCAGAAGTTTGCAGTGGCTAGCATTTACGGATTCTATAAAAAAGATGAGGATGGGACCTGGTGTCGACTAATTTCATTTGTGTACATAGAGATGGCCCGCAAAAATGGCAAGTCCGCTTTTGCTGCTGCTCTTTGTCTTTATCATCTTATTGCTGACGGTGAATCCGCGGCCGAAGTATATTTGGCCGCCAACTCCAAAGACCAGGCTAAGGTCAGTTTCAAGATGTGTCGCAACTTTGTCTCCGGACTTGATCCAAAGCATAAATATCTGGACTCATTTCGTGACCAGATCAATTTCGATAAGACTCTATCTTTTTTGAAAGTTCTGGCAGCTGATTCATCCAAACTGGACGGTCCGAACCCTTCCATGTTCTTGCTTGACGAGTATCATGCCGCAAAGAATTCAGGTCTAAAGGATGTATTACAATCCGGGCAGGGTATGCGGGACGATCCAATGGGCGTTATAATTACTACAGCAGGCTTTGATAAGTTAGGGCCATGCTATCAGTTCAGGGATATGTGTACAGAAATTCTGAAAGGGCTAAAAGAAGACGATACCATATTCGCATTGATATATTCACTGGATGAAGGGGATGACTGGAAAGATGAAAAGAACTGGGCCAAAAGCAACCCGAACCTTGGAGTAACGGTCAAGGCAAAGTATCTGCGTGAACAGGTGCGTAAAGCTATGAATTCGCCATCCGAAGAGGTCGGCATCAAAACCAAGAACATCAATATGTGGTGCGATGCCGAGACGGTTTGGATACCTGAACACTATATTTTGAACTCGTCTGCCAACATTGATTTTGATGATTTCATAAACAAGGACTGTTACATGGGTATTGACTTATCAAGTACCAGTGACTTAACCTGCGCTGCATTCATGTTCCCAACTGAAGAAAAGTATTATTTCAAGGTTAAATACTACCTGCCGGAAGTCGCGCTTCAGGAGAAGCGTTTCAAGGAACTTTATGGGGAATGGCGCAGGCAGGGATTGATAACAATCACTCCGGGAAACGTGACTGACTATGACTATATCCTCAATGACATTATGGATATCCGGGATAAGGTTTATATCCAAAAGATTGCTTACGATAGCTGGAATGCCACCCAATTTACCATCAATGCTGAGGAAAAGGGTTTGCCTATGGAACCTTTTAGCCAGGCTCTTGGGAATTTTAACCGGCCTACCAAAGAGATGGAGCGTCTTCTGCTTTCCGGGAAAGCCGTGATAGATAATAATGTGATAAACCGGCATTGCTTCCGCAATGTAGTAATGGCCAGGGACAGAAACGGCAACACCAAGCCATCTAAGCAGTTTGAAGAAAAGAAGATAGATGGTGTGATCGGTATGCTGGAAGCATTGGGTGGATATCTGACATCACCACGCTACGGAGAATTTTATTAAAATGTCCGACACTTTTTTGGTTGGTGTAGAAAAGTGTGATATGAACATATTCGGATACAATTTTGAAATAAGAAAAGCTTCAAAACAGGAAACATCCCGTATTCCTGCGTGGAGCTACTCCGGTGGCCACGCTCCCTTGCTGAGCCGTAGCAAACCTATGCTGTTGTCAACAGTTTACCGCTGTGTAGACCTCATATCTGATAGTGTGGCGGTGCTTCCACTTAAGACTTATGAACTTGACAGGGATGGATTCAAACGGGAATATAAGGAACATCCGGCTTATCAAGTACTGGACTTGGAACCTAATGAAGATATGACAAGGTTTGTGTTCTTCAAGACACTTATGGCTTCTGTTTTATTAACAGGAAATGGATATGCATATATTGAGAGAGATAGTAAATTGGCCGTTTCTCAACTTATTTATATGCCGACATCCCATGTCTCTGTAGTCTGGGTTACTGACGGCAAAGGCATTATGCGAAAACGCTATCAGATTACGGGGTTTAAAGAGCTTGTCGAACCGAGAGATATGATCCATGTTCTCAATTTCTCATACGATGGCATTATAGGTGTTTCCACTCTTACCCATGCCCGACAGACTCTTAATATCGCCACGAGTTCGGAAGAACACGCTGTGGGATTTTTCAAGAATGGGGGAATGTCCGGAGTCCTGACAGTCGAAGGCGCCCGTCTCGATAAAACTCAAAAGGATCAGATATACCAAACCTGGGAGGAACGAATCATTAACCACCCCAATGGTATTGCAGTGCTGGAAGCTAATATGAAATACCAGCCTATTACTATTAATCCCAAGGACGCCCAGCTGCTTGAGTCAAGGCAGTTCAATGTAGTTGATCTTTGCCGCTTTTTTTCTGTATCTCCAGTGAAAGCATTCGACCTGAGTAAATCAAGTTATTCTACTGTTGAGGCTACGCAGCTCCAATATCTGACGGATACCGCATTGGCCGTGATAACAAAGATTGAGCAGGAAATCAACAGAAAAGTATTCTTACCGGCAGAGCGAGGCAGGGTACTTGCTGAATTCGATACGTCTGCCATTCTACGTACGGATAAGAGTGCACAGGCTGCCTATTGGAGGGATTTGTCTGTCATCGGTGCGGCAACGCCGAACGAGGTACGTCGTGAAAACAATCTTCCAAAAATTGAAAATGGTGACAAGGCATTCGTACAGGTGAATGTGCAGACCTTAGATAACGCAGTTAAAGAAAATCTTGCAAAAAATGAAGAAAATCCAAAAGTGTCCGACAAATCTGTGGTTAGTGAGTAAAAGCTAAGATTATGGACGAAAAAAGAGAAATCAGAAACACGGCTTTTCAGGTGCAAGTAACCGGAGAAGAAGAGGAAAAACGGACCGTAGAGGGCTATGCCTTACTGTTTGGGGTATCTTCTGACGGTTTGTCCTTTGAGGAGGTGATTGACCGAGGAGCTTTAGATGGAGTCATTGAAAAAAGTGATGTGTTTGCATTACTGAATCATAACCAAAACCGGGGAGTACTTGCCCGGTGTACAAATGGAAACGGATCACTGGCGTTATCAGTCGATAGCAAAGGACTTAAGTATCGTTTTGAGGCACCTAAGACAGCACTTGGAGATGAACTGCTGGAAAATATCCGCCGGGGAGAGATTAGCGAGAGTTCTTTCTGCTTTGATGTGGAGAAAGACACTTGGGAAAAGAAAAGTGATGGTGTATGGAAACGGACAATCTCTAAGATAGGGAATCTATACGACATTGCTCCTGTGTACAATGCCGCATATAGTAAGACTTCGGTGTATATGCGTGGTAAGGAACAGGCTGAGGAAGAATTTGCCCGTCAAAACAACGAAAATTTGGAAGAGTATTACTCAAATATTGAAAAATCATTAAACATTTAAATGTTATGGCTAAAGAAAAAAGTATCACAGAGTTGAAGGATGAGAAGAAACAGCTTTCCACTCGTTCAAAAACGATTCTTGAAACTGCTAAAGGAGAAAAACGCCTGTTAACAACTGAGGAAAATGAAGAATTGGGAGCTAACCAGGTACGTATGGCAGAAATCAATCTTGAGATTGAGGAACACGAAGACATGAATCGCCGGCAAGGCCGTCGACACCAGCCGCAAGGAGGCAAATTCTCATTGCGTCGTGCTATTGCCAACATGGTGGACGGAAACCAGCAGAATGATGTGGATGCCGGTGTTATCGATGTGGCTACTACACTGCATAACCAGTCAGGTGCCCAGATGGCCGATAAACGTAGTATCGTAGTGCCGGTAAACATGGAAAACCGTGCAGCATTTACCGCTGCAACGGAAGCTGCTACAGGTGTTATTATTGACGAGGAACAACAGGAAATGTTGTTGCCGTTACAATCGGCACTGGTCCTGGCGCGTGCCGGTGCACGTTTCATGACTGGTCTGCAAGGCAACATTTACTGGCCGTCATTCTCCGGTGCGAATGTATTTTGGGAAGATGAAAACGCAGAAGCTAAGGATGGCGCCGGGAAATTCTCTAAAGGTAATGTGTTCAAACCACTACGATTGACTGCTTATGTCGACATTTCCAAACAGTTACTTGTGCAGGAGAATGCTTCTGTAGAAGCATATATCCGTCAGGCTATCGCTGTAGCCATCGCGCAGAAGATAGAGCAGACAGCTTTCAGCAAGAATACCGGTGTGGATAATACGCCTGACGGTATGTTCCACACCCTTGATGCAAATATCAAAGGTGATATGACATGGGCACAGATCGTTGCGATGGAAACTAACGCGGATACTCGGAATGCATTGTTCGGTAGCTTGTCTTACATTCTGCACCCGTCACTTGTTGGTAAGGCAAAAACGAAAGTTAAAGATGCATCCGGTGCCGGAGGCTTTATCTTTACAGGTAATGGCGATGGCCAATTGAATGGTTACAAAGCGCTGCGGACAAACAACCTGCCGAAAGAACTTGGTGAAGGTGCTGATGAATTCGGTATTATTTTTGGCAACTGGGCAGACTATTTCTTGGGACAGTGGGGCGGCATTGAATTGCTTGTAGATCCGTATACCCAAGCTCTGAATGGGACGGTAAGACTGATTACCAATTCTTACTGGAATATGGGATTCATCCGTAAGGAATCATTCTCTATTGCGTCTTTGAAGTAGTATGGCATACGTCGACTTAGAGTTGGTAAAGAAGCACTTGAATTTAGAATCATCCTTTACGGAGGATGATTCTTACCTTGAGTCTTTGATAGAGGCAGGTGAAGAGAATATTGCAAAGGATTTGTGCGTGACAATTGAAGAACTTGAAACTATAGGTGGCGGCTCTAAAATCCCCGCACCTCTCCGGCACGCTATTCTGCTTACAATCGGCACTTATTATAGCAACAGGGAAAGCGTATCCAGCGTCAGACTTCAGGAGCTTCCTCGGGGAGTTAAATATCTGACATCACTTTATCGAAACTTTAGCCTATGAGAGCCGGATTACTGAAAGAGACTTTGATTTTTGAGGCGTTGACAAAAGAGAAGACGCCATCAGGAGCCATTAGCAAGGAATACAAAGAAGTATTCAGGTGTAGGGCTTACCGAAAGAAACAGTCCATCATAACCGGGGATGAGAGTGCAAAGGAACAGTTTATCGGACAGATGACCGTGATGTTGGTTCGTAAATATCCTCAGATAACTTATAATTGTCGCGTAAAGTGGGCTGAATGTACCTGGGAAATAAAAATGATTGAACCTCGTGACAACGAACTTACTTTAACCCTTAAAAAGTTGAATACATGATACAGGCTTCAGTTATTGACAAAGATAGCATACTGTACTTAGTCCGTAATCTTGAGGATTTTGAAAAGGACAAGGCCATTAAGAGCGGGCTTCGCTCAGCGGTCAATCTCTTTCGTGTAAAAGGCCGTAGAAATCTACGTGTTAGGTTGTTGCATCATGGAAAACAAACCAACCATCTTATGAACTCTTTTACCAATCGGGTAAAACGGAATAAGCTTGGTGCTTTGGCTGGTTTTGATCGTCCGGGAGGTAATCATTCTCATCTTGTGGATAGAGGTACAAAGCGACGCTATACTAAATCTGGTGCTAATCGTGGTGTTATGCCGGGTAACCAATTCTGGACGGACACAGAAAAAACAGAAGGAAGCAGAGCTATGCAGGCCGTTTATGAGGGCACACAAAAGGCAGTTCAACGCATTAATTCCCATAGATAATGGACATGTTCAAAATAACAACGGAGGTACGAACTATTTTGTTGGATAATCCTAAAATTGTTTCTCTTGTAGAGGACAAGATTTTCCCTGTCATAGCTCCGGATGGTACGGAGGGCGATTTTATTACTTACCAGCGCGATGGATACAAGCAGACGTGTACTAAGTACGGTGTAGCCGAGCAAATTCCTTATGTGAATGTTGCTGCTGTATCGGATGATTATAATTGCGGTCAAGAACTGGCTTCTTTGATTTATGACACTTTATCCGGTGATTTTCGGAATCCGGATATACACATACAGCTTGAAGACTCTACAGAGGACTTCATTGATAACAAATTTATTCAAGTATTACAATTTTCAATTCAGCAGAAATAATTATGGCAGAAAAGAAATTAGATTCAAGCGTAGACATCCACAGGGGTGAACTTATGCTTTTTATCGGGGAAGATCCGATAGCATTCGGATCAAGTGCAGGACTGGATATCAGTACGGAAGAACTGGATATCTCCAATAAGATGATGGGTGACTGGGCCGGTTCTCTTGCCGGAAAGAAGAGTTTCACCATTTCCAGCGAGTCACTTTTGACGCGTAAAGAAGGCGCAATGAGTTTTGATACCTTGCTTGCGAAGCAGATAGCGGGTGATCCTCTGGACTTCTTCTTTGGCAGTGCGAAAGCCGCGGATCAAGATAACTTCGGTGGCACTTTCACCAAAGATACCGCACAAACAAATTATACGGGAAAAGTGATTATCACTTCTTTGTCCATCAAATCGGATAACGGGCAGATTGTTTCGGTGAGCGCGTCTTTTAAAGGTGTGGGAGCTTTGACCCCGATAGAACCGGTTGCAGCGTGACACTGAGAATTCGTTAACAAATGCGTAAGGCGGTCCTATGATGGCCGCCTTTTTTAATACATAATAAATATGGAAATATTTCTTTGGGGAGTTGGCATTGCTGCTGCTATCTATACTATTTGTATGGCTGCGGATTATTATACCATGAAAAGAGATAAGAGACCAAAGCCGTCTCGTATTCCTTGCCCGCCGAAATCGGTTCTGGCACCGGGAATGAAATACCAACGTCTTACCATTAAGACAATCATACGCTGGGAACAGATGCGAGGAAAATCATTTTCGCAGATGGATTATACAGATAAAGAAGATATAGAATCTTTGCTTTATGTCATGTATATCACTAGCGATAAGTCCAGGTATACATTTGAAGTATTCCGGCAAGTGCTGACAGACGAAAGGTTTATGAATGCCATGTCTTCCGATTTAGGAAAGATCATGGAAGTCGTGGCCCAATTTCAAAGAAAGACAATCACATCTGATGTCGGTAATTCCGAGGGTAGCCCTGAAAACATAGGTAAAATAGTTTCTACTTTGATAATGGCAGGACTGGACGCCCATTATGCATTGAACGAAATGGAATTATGCGATCTTCCTCTCTACTTGGAAGTATACGAACAAAAGAAAAAGGAGCAAATGGAAGAAAGCCGGATGTGGACCTATTTCACCATGTTACCTCACATCGATGCAAGGAAGATGAAAAACGGTGCCAAAGACCTAATTACTTTCCCATGGGAAGAAGAAGAGATGCGAAAAGAAGCCGAACGTGCCATCAAAGAAGATGCTGGCCGATTTGAAGAATTTATGAAAACTAAAAAAACAGACTATTATGGCAGGTAAATTATCATTCAGTATAGCGATCAATCTCTTAACTGAGCAATTCAAGAGAGGGGCAAATCAGGTAAAAGCCACATTCAAGGCATTGCAGATGCAGATATTGACATTTGCGGCCGCACTGGGCGCAGGTGGCATCGGTCTGAGTAATCTCGTTTCTCGCTTTGTGGATGTAGCGCGGGAAACCAACCGGGTTACTACAGCTTTGAAAAATGTATCAGGTGGACTTGCTAAATATGCGGACAATCAACGTTATTTGCTTGACATGGCAAAAAAGTACGGTTTGGAAATAAATGCTCTGACCGGGAATTTTGCAAAGTTCACTGCCGCCGCATCTGTTTCCGGCATGACAATGCAAGAACAGAAAAAGATTTTTGAGTCAGTATCTCGTGCTGTCACTGCATTCGGAATGAGTGCTGATGATAGTAATGGTGTGTTTCTGGCCTTGTCCCAGATGATGAGTAAGGGAAAAATCAGTTCTGAGGAATTACGCTTGCAGATGGGTGAAAGGCTTCCCATCGCTTTACAGGCCATGGCCAAGGCTGCCGGAACTTCCGTTGCCGGTCTTGACAAACTTTTGAAACAGGACAAACTAATGAGTAAAGATGTACTTCCAAAGTTTGCAGAGGCTTTAAATGAGATGATCCCTAACATCGATCTGGATAACCTTGAAACCTCCATAAATCGGCTTAAGAACACCTTCACGGAAGTAGTAAACAGTACAGGGGTACAAAGTACTTATAAATCTCTGGTCGATTGGCTGGCTAAGACAATTGCTTCAGCGGCTGAGAATACGGTCAATATTGTTATCGGTGCTTTGGCACTGATTACCGGTGCCATTGCTAACCATGCCGTAAAATGGTGGACAAGTATATCCTCTACCACGTCCATGATAGAGGCGAATGTCGCTAAAACCAATACTTTATTAGTGCAGGCAACCCAGCAACGTATTGCCGCAGAGGTGGCATTAGAACGGGCTAAGACACAATCTGTCATGGCTGAGGCTAACGCTCGTGTAGCACTTGATAAGGCGCTTCAAAAGGAGAAGATGGCGTCGGATCAGGTTGCCTATGCAGAGCAAAAGGCAGCAGACGCAAAGAAGATAGTTGAAGCACAGGCAACTGCAAGGGCTATGTTAAAAGCCACAAGAGAACGTGTAGCCGCAGAAATAACATTAGAAGCTACGAAAGCCGAGGTTATTGCCGCTCAGAATGCCAGCCTACAAGCACAGACGTATAACGATGCTATTGCAGCACGGGAAAGGCTGGCTATAGCACAAAAGAATTTTGCCAGTGCAGAGAAAACGCTTGCCCAAAAAACAGCTAAAGAGGTTGCTGCGGCGGAAGCTGTCAAAGCCGCAGCCGCAGAAGCTGCCGCGGTGAAATCACAATCGGTTTGGGGAAGATTTTGCAATGTAACCAAAGTGGCTGTAGGTAAGCTTGTGGTGCAAATAAAGGCAATGTGGGCGGCTTTCAAACCCATGATCATTATTACTGCCATTACTGCGGTGATAGGAAAACTTGTTGCAATGTATAAAGAGGCTAAACGTGTTCGGAATATATTCTCTGATTATAAGAAAAGTCTTCTCGCAACTGGGAACACTCAGGAGATAACGCGTATACAGGCTTTAGCCAAAATAATGAATGATCGAACAAAAAGTCATCGTGCCATAAATGCAGCACAGGCAGAATTGCAAAAAATGCTTGGGGTAGAGAATAAGTCTCAAGAGGAACTGAATAGACTGGTAAAAGATAGAGTTACTTTGCTCAAGGAAGCAGCTATTGCCGAACATGCCTTTAATACTGTTGGGGAATATACGGAACGGAATGCTAAGTTAGCTGCTGATGTAGGCTTGAATAGTAAGCAAATGGACCGTTTGACAAAGTTATATGCAGGAAGAAATACCTCTGAGAGAAATCGTTACGCATATCAGGGGGCGGTTAAAGAAGAGTTGGGAATAAATGGGAATCTAAATAAGGGAATTACTATATCTGATGTTAGTTCTGCTATAGAAAAATATATTCAAAACTTAAGTGTTATTAGTGATGCTACCCAAAGAGCTGGAGAACATTTAGGAAAAACAATAATTACTCCGACGGCACTTCTACCAGATGATGATAAGAAGACTCCTCTTCAAAAACAGCAAGAATCATATAGAAAGCAATATGAGGAATTAGGTGCAGAACTGGAAATAGGCAAAATCACCCAGGCAGAATATAATAAAGCCCTTGGGGAGCTTAACATAAAAATGTTTGCGCAGGCTAAAGGTACCGGAGATAAAGAGGTCTTGGAAAGTGAATACTTTAGAAATCTCAGAACTGCCGCCGAAAAAGCTATTGCCAATCAAGATAAGAATGCCGCTCTTGTTGAGTTTGAAAAGGTTCAGAAGGATTATAATACCAAAGTGCGGGAAGCTCAGCAACAGCAAGCCAAAGGTCTTGCTTCTCAAAAAAAAATAGACGAAAACATCATTTCCCTTTCGATTGAGGCCGCTAAAAGTGCCGCAGGAATCAAAGGTATCGGAAAAGAGGCAGATGTATTTATTGCTGTAATGAAACTTAATGCAAAGTTGCTTTCATCCCCAATAAAAATAAAGCCTCGTGACACAACGTTCGATTACAAGAAAACGTCTTCCGATATTGCTTCTGAGAATCTTGACAAAGCTAAGGAATACGCTGAAAAGCTAAAGGAACGTTACACAAGATTAGGACAGGAAATTTCTGACGAAATAGCTAATGGGATGGCCAATGTTCCCACACTGGAAGATGCTCTCAAATTGGCACAAGTAAGGGAGGACATAAAATCATTCAGCAAAGAATTAAATGAGTCTTTATATTCCGGAGTCAAGAACATAGCCAGTAGCTCTGACCGGATGGTCAGTGCATTTGAGAATCTCCGTGATGTCATGAATGATGTTGATGCGTCCGGATGGGAACGTATCATGGCCGTTTGGAACGCAATGACAAATACCATTGATGGGATCATGAGTATCTGCAAAACCATCGAAACGTTAACGGAACTGACTAACAAACTTGCTAAAGCGAAGGAAGTTGAAGCTGTAATCGATAAGGCCACCGCGGATGAAAAGGTTGTAAATGCTGCCCAGAGTGCTGCGGCAACCATTGCCGAGGCACAGGTAGAAAAGTCCGCAGCTACTACCGAAGTTGCAGCCAATACCGCTAAGGGTGCGAGTGCTGCCGGTGCGAGTGCTGCGAGTTTACCATTTCCTTGGAATATCGTTGCCATTGGTGGTGCCATCGCGGCGGCTATTGCGGCTTTTGCAGTTATTCCTAAATTTGCCGGTGGTGGTATTATAGCTGGAGGGCCATCTTCAGGTGACAAGATTCTAGCCCGGGTAAATGCCGGAGAAATGATCCTCAATAGCGGACAGCAATCCCGTTTATTTGAGGCGATTAATTCCGGTCAATTGGGCGGGGGTAAGACGTTGTCATCTACGGTAATGACTAAAGTACGATCCAAAGACCTTATTCTTACTATCAACAATGAGCTGAAATCACAAGGAAAAAAGCCAATATCATGAGTTACGGACTAATCTATACAGTGCCATTCGCTACGTTGGATAATATTCCATGCGTGGTAGAAATTGAAAAAGAAGATTATGTGGGCGCATCGACGGAGCTAACCGCCGGTGCCACTCCTTTCACCATAGACATAGACAGCGAGGAGTTTCTTTACACACCTACCCGTTTTTCTACGGCAAAGTTACAGGTTGTGGGTAGCGATTATCTTCAATCTCTCTTCTCGACTGCTTACAAGGAATTCCGGGTGACGCTAAAGAAAAACGGTGTGATAACCTGGTGCGGTTTTATTAAACCTGAATTGTATACTCAGGACTATACAGCGAAAACTTTCACACTTGAAATAGAGTGTATCTCGGCTATGTCTGTATTGGAATTTATCGACTACTCTATAGAGGGAGAAAGTAAAAAATTCGTTTCACTGTGGAATTTATTGCAACGCTGCATATCCACCGCTGACGGACAATATGATTCTGTCTTTATCCCTCATGTGTATGCTTCCAGCAAAGCAGCTTACTCTACCGGTGAAAATGTACTTGCCAATATGACGCTAAGTGAACAGGATTTCTTTGATGAGGATGACAAACCAATGAAGTTAAAGGAAGTTTTAGAGGAGGTTTGTAAATTCCTTAACTGGACCTGCGCCGACTGGAAGGGTGATCTTTATTTTGTCGACGTGGACCACACAGAGATATATCATAAGTATGATGTAATGCTTGAGAATAGTATTGATGAACGGGTGAATGAGTTGCTTGTGCAGGATATTGGTTTTGCGGGTTCTAACCACTCTCTTGACGTCCTGCCGGGTTATAATAAAGTAACTGTGAAATGCAGTAATTATATTATTGGTCAGATACTGCCAGACGAAGATTTCAATAATTTGAAAGAATTATCAACGGTTGACAACACGACATCTGACAATAAAAAAGTATGCCGTTCGACATATTTATACCCAAATGAATGGAATTGTTTATTGTATAGAGATGGAATTGTTGTTGGGAATGATATGCTGCCTTCTATTAAGGATGTAGCTCCATCACTGTATGGGGCAATGCTGATGAAATATTGTATTTATGAACAGGAAAAAGATGTGAATGGAGTTTGGCAACCTACGATTCATGATTATTCTTTTATAAATACTATACGGGTGCGTTATCCAATAAAAGGTACTCCTGGAGCGTTCAATATCAACAATTATAAGGTGCTTACCTTTAAAGGTGCATCTGCAACGTATATGGATTGCGCTCTCGGAATTAATGCTACGGCAAAGGCTATCAAAGACGACGATATGTTGCCGTGGGGGAACAGTGCCGCCGGATATGATAAAGAAGCAATAAGATGCCAGATACGTATTGGTAATGAATACTACGGCAACCATTTCGGAGATCAATTTTATGGTTTTACATGGGCAGAAGATCCGCAGAATTTTGTGATATTGGATTTTGATAGCTGGAATAATGACGGGAAGCTTGAATGGCTTACCATTCCTAACGGTAAGACTTTGAATATGCCTTATAATGGGCTGAGCGGCTTCATAGTTCCTATCGATCGACCTATATCGGGAGACTTTGAATTTAGCTTATTGGTTATCCCTCGCCCTGGAGATGGAGAGCGGGGAGATAGAACAGGGATTATAATCAAAGATTTTAGTGTGAAAATTCAGAATAAAGATAGTATCTCAAAAGAGAACAATAGTTCTGATCGCACCTATGAAAACGTCCTGAACGAAAGTTATATAAACGAGATGGATGAAATTGAATTTAAAATATCATCGTACAATAATGATGGTGCATGCTACAGCAAAGTTATGTTAGGTGATGATTATCTGCAAGATAACCTCTACAACTGCATTCTAGACGATACTATTCGTCCCGAGGAAATGATGATTACCCGCTGCATTAATCATTATAGTGCCACCCGTATTAAACTTACTCAGGAAATAAAAGAGCGTGCGGATTTAACGCCGATAACGAGATTGTCCGACACTTTTTTGGTTAGTAAGAAATTCATCTGCACAGGAGGTTCAATAGACTGCAAGATGAATCGCTTTGAATGTATAATGATTGAAGTATAATGAAGAAAGTATCTATAGTATCATCTACTGCACCGGCAAAGCCCAGATCGGATAAATATCCGGTCGGCGCTTCCGTTACGCGTACATCTTCCGGTACTACGGTTGTTAATCAGGGCGGCGGAGAAAGTATTGATATTGTTAAAAAGGATGACATAAAGTCCTTTACAGACAAGAATGTACTTTCTTCTCTTCGATCAGTAGCTGAGTTTATCAGTAAGAAAGATGATAGCCAGATATCGGCAATCATTGACTTTTTGAAGGGGTTGAAAATTGATGGCAATCTGATCAATCGCTTATTGCTGCAAAATACCGAGGCAGAGAACGTCGGCGATACGGATGTAATGTCAGCATTGCGGGTATTGGCTGAGATTGCGGCCAATAATGAAGTACTGAAAAATATGTTCCTCCGTAAAGACAAAGTAGATAGTACAGATTATCTATTACGTCTTTTTGGAGGTGCTGTCGTCGAGAATGGCTTAATCGTCCGTCTTCCGAAGCAAGACACTCCAGCTGCTTTAATGTCTTGTTTGTTGGAAGAGGATGTTGATACTCTTATAGAAGAAGACGAGGACGCTATCGTGGAGATTGCCCCGGCAGAAGCGTCGGGTGATCTGACGCTTGGCGGGCTTTTGAATGCTGACTCTTCTTTTGACAGTCTTCCCAATGATATCTATTCACTGGAAATGCGTGACGGTACATTCTATCCGAAAACAGGCGGTGGGCTTGTAATAGGCACCGATCCGGGTACCGCATACGATGGTGCCGCCGGTGCTACTCTTGAACAGATGGTGCGCGAACTTGCGGGCGGTGCCGGCACGATGTATAGCGTGTATATCCGTAATAACATGCCTTCGCTCGGTTTTGCCGCCCAATATGGCGAAGAGTGCATTCTTGATTTTACCTTCATCTCCCAATACCGTGACGACCTGAATGAGCCTTACAAGCCTACCGGAGAGCTCGGTCTATGTACCGTCATGGTGAAGAATGCCAAGTTTGCAGACTTTACAGTAGTCAAGCAGATGGAGGTTTCTTCCGGTGTTTCTATCAAGCAGGATATCGCGGAGTGGCTGACTTCCGGAAGCAACAATATCAAGATCACGACAAAGGGACTGAACACCGATCAGACCACTGCGCCTGTGACTTATACCGTGCAATTGACTTCGCTTGGCATCAGTGCGCCGAACTTTGCCTGGTGGACCGCGTTTGCGGGAGATATCACCATTCCGATGATAATCAACGGTAACATCAACAAGACGCTGAATATCACCATCACGGGCGATGATTACAACCAAAGCTATACCCGGAACCTTGGTACGGCCATCTATACCGATACTCCCTATAATTATGTCCTGCCGCATCCCGGGGCGACAAGCGTATATAAAGTGTCGTTTTACCTGTCAAACTCTGATAATACGATCCAGACAAAAGCCGTCTCAGTGAATATCATGTGTATATCTGCCGGAGAGACCTCAAAGCTTATGTGCGTGAACAACGTTGCCGCATTGCTCACAAACTGGCAGGATAACGTTGTCTTTGACTATGCCATCTATGATGGTCAGGCTGCGGCAACCGACGCTATATTCAGCATAACCAAAGCCGGAATAGAAGTGTACAGCTCTGAAAATGATAATATCGCCACTAATACGAGGAACACTCTAACCTATCCGATGGAGGTAGATACGGATGATGATGCCAACTTTGATGTGGTTGTGAACGTAACCAGCGAAAAAGTTCATCTGATAGAGCCTGTCACGCTGAACGTGAACAATTCTTTGGGGTATTCCGCCACGGCCGGCGCAGTGCTCTATATCAACCCTAAAACCCGTAGTAATTCGCAAACAAATTACCTGAGTGTAGTTAATGAGGTGGACAAGTCTCTGATACCTGTCACCTGGAGCAATCTGAACTGGGGCAACGATGGATGGGTAACGGACGATGATGGCGTGAAGGCTTTGAAAATCTTTGCCCGCAGCAAGGCCGTGATCGATTACCAGGCTTTTATAACGGAGGCTGCCCGCAAGGGTAAGACTATTGAGATAGACTTCAAGGTTGAGAATGCTTCCGATGCCGGCAAGGACATAATCAGCATTGCGGAGGATAAGACAGACGGCAGCCGTGTGGGCCTGAAAGTGTCCGGTGAGAATGTATCCTTCTTCTCGCAATCCATGCATGACAACAGCACGCAGGACGTTCCTATTGACAACGGTGTACGCATCCGCCTGACTGTGGTGGTGATGCCGAACGCTTATGGTGATCCTGACTTCAATCTGGTTGCCATCTATATTAATGGGAAGAAGAACCGGCAGTACGCTTACTTGATTAATGACTATTTCCGTAACACCGGCAAAATAATATTGGGCAACGACTATGCGAATCTCTATCTGTACGGTCTTCGCATTTACGACAGTGCGTTGCCCTCGGAAGCCGTGCAAAAGAATTATATCAACCAGCTTGCCACCACGGATGAAAAGCAGACTGAAAAGAGTGTCAATCAGGTATTGGATGGCGAGGGTGTGAACATAGATTTCAATGCTACGAAGCTATTGTATAATGTATTCGTTATCGACCAGCCTTTTCCGAACCTGAATAACCCTTCAGGTGTAGCCGGTAATCTGGAAGTATTCTTCAAGGATAAGCCGGAGAGGAATTTCACACTCACCAATCTTCTGGTTGAAGGTCAGGGAACATCTTCCAAGAAATACCTTGAGTGGAACATCCGGTTCAAGTTGAAGGGGCTGAAGGACGCTGAGGGTAATAAGATAGCCTCTATCGCCACGTATGCCGACGGTACTACGGATAAGAACAAAGTGTTGATGTTCGATGGTGTTCCAAAGTCCGGACGTCTGACGGCAAAGAAGAACTGGGCCAGCTCCATGCAGGACCACAAGGCCGGCTGTGTGGATGCCTACGATGCCCTGTACAAGGAAATGGGCATGAAGAACGAGGCCATGGTTGTCGACCCGAAGATACGTGTGGCCGTCTATCAGGAACCGTTCATCGGTTTCTCGAAGTCCGTCAACGAAGAAGGTCAGGACGTATATACCTGTATGGGAGAATTTACGTTTGGTCCGGATAAAGGAGATGACCTTTGTTTCGGCTATGATACAGAAGCTTTCCCCGAACTTCTTTCTGTTGAGGGTTCGGACAATGCTCCGTTGGGCGCGCTTTTCCGTGTGCCTTGGAACCGAAGTAAATCATATTGGGCGTATAATCCGGATGAAGAGGCCTTTCAGTACAACGACACGAACTGCTGGGACTTTGACGCCGGTGAGCTGAACGCTGATGAGACTGAGCCACTGTCTGCACAGAAGTGGATAGACGCATACAATGCGGTGTATGTATGTAGTAACCGCATTCGCCCGTTTAATGGGACACTGGATGATCTGAATGCTCAGATAACGACTTACCGGGGCACCGGGTATGAATACTGGATAGCCAAGGCAGGAGATGCCAACCTGTACAACCTGTATTATTACGAGGCTGCGGAAGGCAGGTTTATCCCTTCAGATATCGGTGCCGGTCAGATCAATCTTAAAACACAGCTTAAAGACTATTTGACCGATGACTTATCGGTATTCACAGCCGAACAATTGAATGAACTGTTCATAAGTTCAAGGAAACAGCTCTTCCGTGCCACGATACCGGCACTGTTCGATATTGATGATGCGGTATTCCATTACTGTTTTACTGAGTTTACGGCCGGAACAGACCAGCGTGCGAAGAACACCTATCCGTACAACTTTTGCACGGTTGGCAGTAAATGGCGCTGGCGTCTGGATGATGCCGATACCATTTTCCCGATAGACAACCAGGGACAGGACCGCAAGCCGTATCATTGTGAAATGCACGATTCTTATGATAATGGCCAGCCAATTTGGAATGGCGAAACATCCACCTTCTGGAATATGCTGGAACTGGCGTTTAACGCTGAGATAATCGCAGGCATGAGAAAGATGCTGTCCGCCATGGAAGCGTTGTGTGGTCAGTCTTCGGGCACGCCATACGATAAGGTATATGCCTTTTACCGGAAGTATTATCTGGGTGTGAAAAACTATTTCCCGGCAACGCTTGTGAATGCTGACGCTAAACGGTATGAACTTGCGAAGATAGCTTATGATAAAGGACAGTATACTAATGATACTGATCCTATTACACAATCTCACGGAGATTTTTACTCGGCCGAAACCGCCTGGGTGAAGAAGCGTATCATGTACATTATGTCGAAGTATAGCTACGGGCTATTTTCCGCCGATGGTACCGACACCATTATTGTTCGTGCCGCCGGTGACTTGATAGACTACGAGATCACTCCCGCGTTCGACATGTACCCGGCCATAGCCAACGGTACATCCATCGTGCGAGGAGAGCGAACCAAAGCGGGCGCGGCTTGTAAGATTACTATTGACCTCGGCGGCTCTGCCGACCAGCAGAATGCTATCCAGGCGGCAAGCTGGTTATTGAGTATCGGAGACTGGCATAAAAAGAATGTTTCCGGTACCATGGTGGTAAGAGGTCGGCGCTTGACTGAACTTATCCTTGGCAGTAAGATAGAAGATGTAATAATCTCTATTACAGGTCTTACGCTCGCTGATTGCGGCAGTATGCAGAAGATATTACTGTCTAATATAGCTACTTTACAAGGTACTCTCGATTTGAGCGCGATTATCAACATTCGTGAGATATATGCTGACGGAACAAACCTGAGCCAGATCAAGCTTCCGAATGGCGGCGGGCTTGAAGTTATAGAGTACCCGGCAAACAACAAGTACATCTCATTCAGGAACTTCCCTGTCCTGGCAACAGAAGGGTTGAGAATCGGTCAGTGTGCGGTGAACATTACCGACTTCTGGATTGAGAATTGTCCGTTGCTGAAGCCTGTGCGGCTACTTTTGGATATCATCGAGGCACAACAATCACAAGGAACAGCTCACGTATTGAAACACGTTCGTGCGGTAGGCTTTGAAGAGGAATATTACACGGCTGATGCGTTGAATATGCTTGCGAAACTGGCGGATGGTACCTACGAGGGCTTGGACTCATCCGGTTTGGCGGGTGAGGAACCGATACCGGTTCTTGATGGTAAGATTACGGTGCATTCTAATTACTATCAGGACTTCGTTGATGCGCTAAGAAATACTTTCAACAAATTAGAACTGATAATGAATGGGGAGCCGGCAATATATATGGCTGATCCTGCGTTTAAAGCTATTGCAAACACTTTGTGGGATACTGATGGAGATGGATTTATAACAGAGGCAGAAGCGGCTGTTAGGAGAGTTATTAATACTGAATTTCGCGGAAACACAGATATTGTCGATGCTTCCCCTTTGAAACATTTTCATTGGGTAGCATATAATGACGATACAGCGATATTCTATGGATGTTCCTCTTTAAAAAAGATTTCAATTCGGGAGGATAGTTCTTTTGTAAGCAATATGTTTGCCGGATGTACGGCGTTGGAAGAGATTGAACTTCCTTCTTCCATTTCAAAACTATCTAACTATAAACCCGGAGCAATGTTTAATGGATGTTCGTCTCTGCGTAATATCACTTTGCCTTCTGACATGACGGAGATCGGAGGTAATATGTTTCTGAATTGCATCTCACTGGAGGAATTGGATATACCAGCAACAGTAACCACTATTGGATATGGAGTAACAAATGGTTGTACCTCATTGAAAAGAATTATCAATCGTGCGACCAGCGTACCTATATATACAGGAAACAATGCTTTTGCCAATTGTCCTAATCTAACGGAGATGATCATTCTACAGGAGACACCGCCAACATTGGGATACGCTTCGTTCTACAACACAGACAACTGTATTTTTTACGTGCCGGACTCCGTTGTTAATACCTATAAGTCCGCTTCCGGTTGGTCGGGAATGGCATCCAGGATAAAGCCGTTATCAGAATATACAAAGGATTATTAATATGGATGAAAGAGATTCTATAAAAAAGATTGTAGCGTCAAAAGGTAAAGTGCTTCGCCGTATCTCGGATGGTTTTATAGCTGGTCCGGATTTGTATTTGGGGTATACCTATTATCTGCATGGCGAGAAACTGGACGAACCTTTATTGGAACTTCCGGAGCATTATGAAGAGATTGATATACCTGAAGAACTTAATGATAATGATATAAATACTGATTGATATGGCAATATTAAGTACAGCAAAGATCGTAGGCATGTTAGCTTCTGCAAAGAAGACAGGTAAACAGATATTGAATGCAGCCGGAGAATATGTGGCTGAAGTGGTAGAAGACTTCATGTCAGGCTTCGCCGGCTATGGTTGGAAAATCTGGGAGTACGTGAAAGGTAAATGGATGCTTGAGATCGACTCCATCCGGGTGCGTGAACAGTTTATTGTGTTTGAGATGCTGGTGTCAAAGATGCGGGCGATCATTGGTTCATTGGGCATTAGTCAGGCGTGTGGTAAGATTGCTACGGTAACTCTCTCGGAGGATGGTACGGAGTATCTCATCACCTTGGAGGATGAGACCATGAGCTTTGTCGCTCATGACTTTATGCGGTGCCAGACTTATACAGGTACTAAACAGACGTTTTACCATGTCGAGATTGCATCCGTTGTGGATAATGTGATTCATGTGTCTGTGTCCGAGTTTGACAAGGATGAAGAGGGTAATGTGATCAATCCTCCGGAGGTTGGAAATGATATCGTGCAATTCGGTAATTCAGTCAACAAGAACCGACAGTCCGCTATCTACATCCACGCCGATGAAAGTGGCCAGCCTGCCATTGATATCATGTTTGATCTTGACAGTAAAGACTGGACCGGTAAGATAAAGACACGTCTTGGCGGTGATATTCCCGGTGGAGATGGTGCGAGGGGCTTTTATTGCGAAAACGGCATGATCAAAGGAACCGATACCGGCGGACATACGGTATACTGCATCCATCCTGACGGTACCGCTGAGTTTGGCGACGGCTCAGCTAAATTTGCAGCGGATAAATCCGGTAAACTTGCCGGTGGTGCGATATCATGGGTATGGGATGCGGACAAGAATAAATTTGTCTGCACAATGGGAGATGTTATCCTAAAATGGGATAACCTTGATGATGAAGTTAAAGAGAATCTTAAAGGTGAAAAGGGAGACAAGGGAGATACCGGTGATAAAGGTGGTGATGGTCTCAATGGTGCTGACGGTATTAATGGTAAGGATGGCACATCAATAGTATGGAAGGGTAGCTATGTTTCGCATCCTTCTAATCCTCAAAATGGTTGGGCATACAAAAATACTACGGATGGTAAAAGTTACGTTTACCAGGATGGAACATGGTATCAGATGACTGTTGACGGTGTGGACGGTGCCAATGGTAAAGATGGTACTGATGGACTTGATATTGTTTGGAAAGGAGATTTATCCTCACCACCGGCAAATCCTGTAAAGAACTGGGTATATCGAGATACGGATAACGGTCGGGTATACATCTATAATGGTACTGCCTGGGCTTTAATGGTGGCGGATGGAAATGACGGAGCCTCCGGTGCTGATGGCACTGACGGTATGTCTGTCTATATCACTTATCATGATAGTGAATCCCAACCAGCAAAACCTACAGGAAACGGCACCTCGAACGGTTGGCACACTGATGCAACGAGCACAGTCGTGTGGATGTCTCAGAAGGTGGCTGCAAGTGTATCTTCCGGTAGTTGGGGTACCCCGATTAAAATAAAAGGAGGTAAAGGAGACACAGGACCGCAAGGTGTTCCCGGTCCTGCCGGTAAAGATGGAAAGGTATATTATACTTGGATAAAGTATGCTGATGATGCGCAAGGTAATGGCATTAGTAATGATCCTGCCGGAAAGAGCTTCATTGGGCTTGCCTACAACAAAGAAGCAGAGACTGAAAGTAATACGGTATCTGATTATAGCTGGAGTCGCTTCCGTGGTTTCGATGGGAAGGATGGTAAAGATGGTACGGATGGCGTTCCCGGTCCGGCAGGTGACGATGGCAAGACCACCTACACATGGATCGCTTATTCTGATAACGCAGACGGTAGTGGTATGTATCAGGTGCCGACGGACACTACTAAGTATATCGGTATTGCGGTTAATAAAGATACGGCTACAGAAAGTACTGATCCGGCTGATTATACGTGGAGCCGTTTCCGGGGTGAAGATGGTACGGATGGCCAAGATGCTGTAATGCTTGCGATAGAATTCTATATGAACGGTGTCCGGATTAACGACATCCAATGTGACATACATGGCACTTCAATTTCCGGCAATACCGTCACAGCTAAGTTATATCGTATTAGTGGAAGCAGTAAGGAAGATTATACTCCTGACAGGTGGCGTGTATCTTATTTAAAAGAAGGCGTTGAAGTGCTTTCCATTCAGCCCTTGGAATCGCTTAACTTTATAAATATATCCCTCGACAAATCATTAGAATATGACAGTATTGCGGTGATGGCCTATGAACGGTCAATTCCTGATTATGTCTTGATTACCGAGGCTTCAATATCTAAGGTGATGGCAAATGTACCAGATTGGTTAATAGGCTGGGATACCAACAAGGTGCAGATAGGCAGCGAGTATATGATATCTCCGAAACTCTTTACGGGAAAAAATACCGGGACGGCTGAGGAACCGATCTTAACCGGTATCGTGCAGGGTAACAAGTGTATAACCATTGATGGAGTTGAACGATCCGGTATCTTTGCTTTGGTGGATAACGAGATAATGTTTGAGCTTGACCCGGAAAATGGAAAATACAAATTCAATGGTGAGGTCAACGCTACAAGTGGAGTCTTTAAGAATATAAAATCGCCAAACGATTCTTTTAGAATTAAAGAAAATGGAGAAATAGAGATAGTAGGTAAGATTTCCACTTCCTCGAATGGTACTCGTATAGAAATAGACCCGGTTACTAATAGTCTCAAAATGTACACTCAAGACGGTATAGAAGTTGGGAACTTGAGCTTTTTTGAAAGCGAATGGAATGGTGTTATTAATTATCTTCCACGACTTAGGCTGCGTAGATATGTAGATAATGTGTTATATAATGAAACTTCAATAGACAGTGGAACAATCT